ATGAAAGTTATTGAAACGCAAGTGTCGCTCGTCGCATTAACATTTGATGAAATCGAAACAATTATTTCTGCATTGGAATCAGATTTTCATGAATGGGGCATTGAAGAAGCCGGTATATTATTAGGTCAATTTAAAAAGGCCAAAGAAAAATTAAGTAATAAAGAATGACAACTCGTTGATGAGTCTATATAACGTTTCAACTGTTTCTTTTTTCACCGGATCTTCATTAGTGTGCGCATTGCTATTCCGAATGCCGTTTTGTGCCCAAACTTCATTCCGCAATCTTCCGGGCAACACCTTTTTCCTATCTAAAACAAGAAGAGAATCTATAATATATGACTTACTTGGAAGCTTATCCCGCCCGAACACTTTAGTAATTATCAGTCTTAGTATATTTTCCAAAGCAATACCAGCGGTTGAAGCGGCAGCTAAATATAATCCTGCATTATAAGCTTTAGCGGATTCGCCAAATTCATATTGAAATGAAGGGTCTTGCACACGTTCAAGTACTTCATCTGTATTAATGGTTGCAAGTTCGATCGAAGGGGAGATGGCTCTTTCTAGTGCTTTACTAAATTTATATGCGGAATAGTGATCATCAGCCTTTTCGACTCCCCATTTCCTTGCGGAACCTACTAAAGTGCCTCTGTTAGACTCTGAAAAGGAAATGCCTGCATATTCCCCCAACCTACTAAAATGAAAAACGGTTAAATAATCGTTCAATCCGGATACGGAATAAACAAATTTATTCATCAATTTATCCGAGCTGCTTGAAATATGATCGAATTCATCTTCATCAATAGCCATACAATCAATGAACGTTAATCCATCCTCTTCATCCCTTGCAAATAGAAGGTGTGTGTCGCTATCATGCAGCAGCACGTGAAGATGTACTGGTTTCATATAAGTGAAAATGTCGCTGTCGGCGTGTTCATCTGGATAAAGAGTATTTACACGCTCTCTATACCCCTCTAAATACGGTTTAAAGAAGATTCGAAAACCTTCTTCGAGTTCTTCATTTCCGTAACTTTTTCTCACTTCCTCACCTCAACTTTTATCTAATCTTCCAACTCCCCAAACCCTTCCCCAAATTCCTCATCGTCTTCATCCAATAATATCTTCTTCATCTTATAGAGCTTGATAAGTTCTTTTACTTTTGCTTCTGGATTCGTAGCCAAGTCGTGGAAGAGGACGGGGTGCTTCCTCAACTCTTCAAATAGTTTCAATTCATCTAAAGATAGGTTGATTTCTTGACCAGCAACGGTGACTTTGTTTGTTGAGTGTACTCCCCGAGGATCATCAGTCCGTCCTAGAAGGTAGTCAGTTGATACGTTAAAGAACTTCGAAATTTCCTCTAAGTATCCATTGCTAGGAAGCGATCTATAATTCATAAGATCACGAATGTTTTCATCAGATACTCCAAATTCTATTGCTAATTTAGATGGATCCATGTTGTGATCCTCGGCGAGTTTTCTGAAACGATTAGAAAACTTTACGTGTGCCGGATCTTCAATAAAAGAAGTTACATCCTCTTTATTAAAGTCAATCATTAATTGTCCTTTCATTTCCCCGGTTAGCAGGAAGTCGACACTTACACCAAAGAAATCAGAAAGTCTCAGGAGGGTTTCATTATCAGGTTCGCGCTTGCCTTGCTCATACATTGCGTATGTAGTTCTGGCGGTTCCAATTTTGTTAGCTACATCTTCTTGGCGTAATTTCTTTTCTTTTCTTAGGTTTTTTAAACGATCACCAAACAATTTGATCACCTCCATATAATTCAATTATAACTACACAATGAGTGACATCAATCAATTACACAAAAAGTGTAAAAGAGTATTGACTATACGCGAAATGTGTAATATTATAAAGACATAAGTACACTAAACGTGACAAAGAGGTGGTGATAAGTATGAGGTTATGGTTGGTAAATAAGCGTAACCAACTCGGACTTACACAAGAAGAAGTGGCCAACAGGTCATCTATTGCAAGAACCACTTATGCAATGATTGAACAAGATAAAAGAATGCCTAGTGTTCCTGTAGCAAAAAGAATTGCAAAAGCTCTAAAGATTGATTGGACGTTTTTTTTTGATGATGAATGTCACGAAACGCGTCATTCATCATCAAAAATAGAATCCAACCCCCGAAAGGAGGTGAGCTAGGTGGCGAAGCAGTTTCTTGCTCATCCGTTAGAGGTGTTTCCGATGGTTGAAAGAGTGCTTTAACTCGCTCATGAGCTAGGTTGGGACGAAGATGATCTTTACCTTATAGCAAAGACCATCCTCGTACACATCAAAGAAAAATAAACCTACTTTTCACCATAAAACTTTTTGTGATCTTCTTGTCGATTTGCTTTAACAACAGTTCTGTTATAATCCTCAGCTTCTTTATATGAAGCTACGTAAATTTCAATTTTTTCTTTTGCAATAGCTTCTGGGGAGTCGCTTATTGCAGAAGATGAACTAACAACGGATAAAGCAAATTTTTCTGGGTCTATTCTTTTTAACATTCCTTTCACCCCCTCTCTATGAAAATAGTACCACATGAGAGAGGGGAAAAATCAGACAGACCAAAGGAGGCGCCTATGAGCCAACTAGTATTTATCGCAAACAATAAACCAGTAACAGACAGTCTTACGGTCGCTGAGGTATTCAACAAACGTCATGACATTGTTATTCGCGATATTGAAACCCAAATTGAAAAGTTGAATCAGTCTGGCGAAAGCGAATTCTCACTCCACAACTTTGAGGAGTCAGATTATAAGAATGACCGTGGTCGGACTTATAGAAAAATCAATCTTTCGGAAGATGCTTTTACATTAGTTGCTATGGCTTACGTAACGCCAGAAGCCATGAAGATGAAAGTTATGTTCATCCAAGAATTTAAAAGGATGCGCGAACACATTCAGAGCAATGTTGTTCCTCTATCAAAGGACCAAGCACTGGTTACAGTCCTCCGAACTACCGCCGATTTAGTCGAAGGACATGATGAAATTGTCAAAGAACAACACGAGATTAGAAAGCTCGTGACCCAGATCGACGAGAAGGTCGAAGAACAGATCACTCTCGATCATGGTGAACAACGTAGATTACAAAAGGCTGTTGCAACTAAAGTCTATGAACTGAGCGACGAACCAAATGAACGCTCACAACTGTTTCGTGAAATCTATCGCGAGATCAAAGATCGGTTTGCAGTTGCATCATACAAAGATGTAAAGCGCAAAGAATTACAAATTGCTATCCGATACGTTGCAAACTGGATTCCGAGAAAGGTCAGCTAATTAAGCGGCTGACCTCTAGCGATCTGTGACTGACTGCAATCTAAGTGAGTGTAAATCAGCCTTAATGTCGTTCACGTCTTCGGCAAGTAAAGTGATCAGCTCGTTACTTGAAACTTGAGTCTGTTTAATACTCGCAAGTTCAGTTTTCAAAATATGTATTTCATCCATTAATTGATGAATAAGTAGTTCGGGCATAACAGGTCATCCTTTCAAAGATTCTTTGGTCAAAGGAGGTTGAACATGAATCAAACTAACAGGGTTGTCCCACTCCGTTCCCCGCATAGACATAGAAAAAAGGGGGATGAGGACATGCAACAAAATAACAATGATCGTCCAGTATTCACAACGCAGATCGGCAATACCACAATTAAAATCCGTTCTATCCTTCCATTCATGAGTCCGAAAGAGCGTAGCGAGTGGTTCGAAGAAAATGCCGACCTTCCAGAAGTGAAGCAGATGAACAGGATTTTAGCGGAGTCGCTTTGGGCCTTGGAAGAGCAGGAGTCCGAAAAGGAGGACTCTCATGGGGCGTAACCGCCCTGGCGTCCAAGTGGACAAGCTCTTTTTTGCAATCACTTTGAATCTACTAAAACTAATTTTAGTAGATAGAGATAGAGTTGACTGTCCAGTTTTTGCAAGTGTGCAAATCCTGCACGTTGAAAGGGGGTGAATCGTAACGATGATGTACGGTCCATTGCTTAAGGAAGCAAGACTTAAAGCGGGGCTCAGCCAAGAGGAGATGGCAGAAAAGTTACACCTATCAAGGAGTAATGTATCAAGGCTTGAGAACAATTACTTGGCTTTAAAGGTAAGGGATTTAGTCGATTGGTTTCAAGTGACGGGAGCCCCAGAGATAGCGGCCGCAATCATATGCGGTGTCGATGTAGCGGCTGTCATGCAAATCATATCAACGGTATCGACGATGGTCGTGTGGGCGCTTACTACATAGGAAAGGGGATTGTTTGGTGGTAATGGTAATTGCGGCTAGTAAGTTAATGCCCGCGTGGAGAGTGCGGCAAATGTGTGGTCAGGCGTTAGATAACCCGAAGATGCTTGCGTGTCTGGATGAAGTCATAAAGGTCAGGATTTCTCGTGAAAAAAGAAAAACAGCAAGCTAGGTTTGGGGCCTGCTTACTGTTTATTAGTTAAATGTTGATCGTCTGGAATTATTATAACATCTGCTGGATCGTCCAGCAACGACAGGCTTGGTCCTGTCGTCATGATCGGGAGCTTCCTCCTGGGTTCTCGGTCGTGACGATGGATCCAATCCATTAAAAATAATAGGAAGCAGGTGAACGAATGATAGGCGGATGCATTTTGTTAGCAGCTATTTCGGGCGCAGCGATGGTCAACGGTTATTGGGTTCCAGGAATGCTTGGGCTGTTATTTTCCTTGGTTTTCGCCACTGCTGCGTATCAAGAGAGTGGGCGGAGGCGGACTAGAGATAAAAGGGCATAAAAAATGCCATTCGGGAAGATGGCGTTAGATTTTTTAAGTTGATTCGAGTATACCACAAACCTTTTTGAGAGGTGAAATAGAAATGATCAAGATTCGTGGAAAAGTAAGGCTCAATTTAGGTTATGAAATTGAAGTTGATATGTCTTCGGAGAACCTGGATAAGCTGTCGGATCAAGAGTTTCGGGATTTAATTTGTGAAAAGATCGATTGGGATCACGCTTTTGACCAAATGGAGTTTGAGGACATTAAGGACGTTACTGCAACGGAAATCAGGGAGTACAAAACAGCTTAGGAGGGGTAGGGCTTGCAAGCGATCAGGTTGGTGAATACAACTGATATTACTGATAAGGAATGGCTTGAATGGCGCAGGAGAGGAATTACGGGTTCGGACATTGGCGCGATATGCGGCATTAATAAATGGAGTTCTCCTGTCTCTGTTTATATGGACAAGCTAGGGGAATTGCCAGAGCAAGAAGATAACGAGGCTATGTACTTCGGGAGAATTTTAGAAGATGTTGTTGCGAAAGAATTTTCTTTTAGAACAGGATTCAGAGTCGAAAGGAGAAACGCAATTCTGCAGCATCTAGAGCATGAGTGGGCGCTGGCAAACATTGACCGGCTCATTATTGATAGAGAGAAAGGGCACGGCATTTTAGAAGTTAAAACAACCTCAGAGTACTTGAAGGATCAATGGACTGATGATGAAGTTCCAGCAAGCTACTTAACACAGATTCAATGGTATTTGTTTGTGACAGGTTTGCAATGGGGTTACTTCGCAACCTTGATCGGCGGCAATAAATTCATTATGAAATATGTCGAGCGTGACGACGAATTAATTCAGTACCTTTTCGATATCGGGAAAGAGTTTTGGGAGGAGCATGTATTGAAGAAAGCCCCTCCTGCGTTCGATGGAAGTGACGCATCCACCAAACTTTTAAGTGAACTTTACCCTAAAAGCGAGGATGGCAGTCAAACGGAGCTTCCTGATGAAGCTAACGCTTTGATCACTGCCATCGAACAGCTAAAGCAAGACGAGAAGGATTTAGAGACAACAAGGAAAGAGTATGAAAACAAACTGAAATCGATGCTAGGTGATTTTGAATCTGGGGTTATCGGAGATAGAGAGGTTACTTGGAGAAGTTACGAGACGACTCGATTTGATTCAAAATCTTTCCGAAAAGACCATGAGGATTTATTTGAGAAATACAGAAAAACAACACTCGCTAGAAGACTTTTAATTAAATAGGAGGCTGCTATGAGCACAAAAGCAACGAGCAACGAATTGAAAAACCAATTGGCTAACCGACAAGGAAATAATGCGGCAACGAATAACAACCCTGCAAACACGATTGCCGCTTACTTAAAAAGAATGGCGCCTGAAATCGAAAAGGCCCTGCCAGCTCACATGGACGCGGATCGACTCGCGCGGATTGCGCTAACAACGATCAGGACGACACCGAAGCTATTGGAATGCACCATCCCATCTCTTATGGGGGCAGTGATGCAATCGGCTCAGCTGGGCCTGGAGCCTGGCCTTATCGGACATTGCTATATCATTCCCTACGGCAAGGAAGCGACTTTCATTATCGGCTACAAAGGAATGATCGACCTGGCGCGCAGATCAGGGAACATAGAAAGCATTTACGCCCACGCGGTATATAAAAATGATGAATTTGAGTATGAGTACGGATTGAAGCCTAATCTCGTACACAAACCAGCCATGAGTGATCAAGGGGATTTCATTGGAGCTTATGCAGTCGCCCACTTTAAAGACGGTGGGTACCAATTTGAATTTATGCCGAAAGAGGAAATTGACAAGCGTCGAAATAGGAGCGCGGCATCTAAGGGCGGTCCGTGGGTAACGGACTATGAGGAAATGGCAAAGAAAACGGTTGTGCGTCATATGTGGAAGTACCTGCCGATCAGCATTGAGATCCAGCAGGCGGCGACGCAGGACGAGGTAGTCAGGAAGGACATTACAGAGGATCCGATGCCAGTCGATGTGTTGGATATTCCTTTTGAAGCTTCCGATGCAGAGGAAACGAGCGAAGAAGGAGAAATTAATTTCGATTAATGGGGACTTATGCCGAGGGAATGATCCCTCGGCGAAGCCAGATATAGAAATAAACGGGAGAGGTGTAGCATGGCAAAACCTCCATCGAAAAGTTTTGTTGGCATCGAAAATAAAATATTAGACGAGATTATCAGACGTGATTTTTCTAAGAGGCAATTGTCCATCTTGCACCTTGTTCTCCGACTTTCTATCGGTTGTCAAAGCGATTCGGCATACATACCGAGGTTAAAGAACTTTGAAATTTGTGGGGTAAGAAACACGCACATTAGAAAGGAATTGGAAGGATTGGAGGGGGCAAGGGTTCTAAGTTGGGATCGGGATCGGATGATCTTCGCCTTAGAAATGGATTGTGAAAAGTGGGAAATAGCGCCGATTAGAACATGGAATGAAGATGAATTTTCAAAGTTAATTCACATTAATTTGTTAGAGAGAGATCGAAAAAAGGTTGCCAAAACAGGAAGTTTATCGACTGAAAGTTACCAAAATAGTAACCCAAAAGTTACTGAAATAGGAACTAACGGTGAAGAAAGTTACCGAAACAGTAACAGGGAAGTTACTGAAACAGTAAGTTCAGGTTACCAAAACAGGAACTTTGAGGTTACCGATTCAGTAACCAGTTACCAAAACAGTAACTCGAAAGTTACCGAAACAGTAACTCCAAAGTTACCAAAACAGGAACTTCGACAGTCAGAAAACCCTTATGCAACAAGGGTTGAGGGGGTCTCTAAAGACAGTATTAAAGACAATGTTAAAGACAATAAAGAATTAGTAGTAGTAGTAAAGGACAAACCTAACGTTTTTGTGTTTTGGGAGAAAAATGGATTCGGGACTATATCTTCTTTTCTAAGCGAAGAAATCGGGTATTGGCTTGATGGGCAATTCTTTGATGAATCAGAAGAAGTCATTGTCGAAGCCATGAAGATTGCCATCCTCAACAATGTTAGAACATGGAATTATGTTAATGGCATTTTAGAGAATTGGAAACGGGATGGCTTAAAGACCATTGATCAAATCAAGGCTCACATTGCCGCTTTCAAAACCACAGGGGGGAACAGATCAAATGCAAAAGATTTCGGACGTAGCGGAGGAAATCAAAATCCGAATAGAGCAATTGCTTCGGGATCGCCAAGGCAGCGAACCGCAGCAGATGAAATCCGAGCCTTACGAGAAAGAAAAAAAGGTTGAATGTCAGTCATGTCAGGATAAGGGGATACGTTTTGATGGAATTCGAAACGGAGCCGAATATTGGAGTGACTGCGAATGTAAAGCAATTAGACGGATTAAGCGGCTCATGAAATCGAGTCAACTATCAGACGAGTTTTTATCCAAGTCCTTTGAAAACTATCGAAACTGGGCTGGGGATGAAAGATTAGATGAACTTTGGAAGACTGCGAGAAAATACGCCTTTGATTTTGAAAACATGAGGAAACTCGAAGAAGGCAATTCAATTGGCTTTGCTGGAGAAGTCGGGATCGGCAAGACGCATCTTGGTTGCGCTGTTGCGAATGAACTCATGAAACAAGGAGTTCAGGTTGTCTACTTCAACTTCGTAAACGGGTTCAAAGAAATGTTTAGCCAGTACGACAACGGTGGATTACAGGTCCAGAAGATTCGCGAAACATTGCAAAAATGCGAAGTATTGTTCATCGATGACATCGGCAAGGGAAGAGTTAATCCACAAATCGGTGTACCAGACATCACAAGAGGGGTTCACGACGAAATGTACGGGTTGATTGAACATCGATATTTTAATAGATTGCCGATCATTTGGACGTCTGAATATGAGCTTGAACTTATCACCATGTTGGGTGAAGCGACGGCTAGTCGGCTGATGGAAATGAGCGGCAAAAACTTAGTAAAAGTTTTTTATGAGGAGGGGGAAACGGTTGGAGAACTCAACTACCGATTGCGTCACCATTTCGTCGGTGTGTAGCCTGTGCAACAACACGAACGCCATGCTGATTCCGTTTAGTTCCTCCGTCTTCTTCATGCCCTGCCCTGATTGCGGGCCCCGAATCAAAGAGCAGGTGGCGGCGGCTGAGGAAGAGTTGCGGCAAATGATTGCTGATGCTGAACGAAGGTTCGGCGTAGGGGCTGCTGGGGCGTGAGGGATCAGTTTCCATACGTTAGCTGTGAGCATTACGATTTCCTGTGGGACAAGCAGATGGTAAAGCAGTTTCGCCAGCTTTGGAAACAAGGTCTATCCATCGCCGAGATTGCCAATCGGTTTAAAAGGGCGCCGCAAGAGGTTCTGTTTCTTGCCATCGACCAATACGACCTTCGACGGATTAAGAAAAGGGCCGGCGGGGTATGGGGAAAGGGGATCTAAGTACATGAGGGCATGGGTTCAGTTTTCGGACAAGCCTACGGTGCGGACAATGATTGCATCGCTGAAAAGCATAACCAAGCAACTTGAAGCGGCTGTGGACAAGGACAGCGCGGTCACAGGAATCAGGATCAACGGCAAAGAGCGTAAGTTAGAGATTGATGTGGATGGGGGTGAGCGGGATCGAAACGAAAAACAAAATTAAATTTACCGTGTTAGGGGAAGCGGTAGCCCAAGAGCGAGCAAGAGCAACAACGCACAGAGGTCGCATCCGAATGTACGACCCGCAGAATTCAAGGGATTTTAAACAATATGTTGGATTGGTTGCTTCTCAACACGCCCCAAGAAAGCCGTTAGAGGGACCGTTGAAAGTGAGGTTGGCAATATATCGGCCTATGCTCAAATCATTCAGCAGGCGGCGAATGGGGCTGGCAGAACATGGGCTATATCGTCCAACAACCAAACCAGACCTCGACAATTACGTGAAGTCGATCAGTGACGCGCTAAACAAGATCATTTGGAAGGATGACAGCCAAGTCGTCGATCTGCGCGTCTCCAAGTTTTATAGCGAGCAGCCGCGGATCGAAATTGAGGTAGAGTTGCTAGAAATCAATTAGGGGAGTGATTGTCGTGACGTGTGTTGTGAGAAAGAGTGTGATCGGAGGGGTGGTGATTACTGACGCAAGACCTGATTGGGTAGTTAGAGAGGACAATCAAATGGCGTGTCTCAGCCGTTGTCACTTATGGCGCCGTTGTATGACAAGGGCTGGTTATGACTGTAGACGATTGGGAGGAAACATCATCCCAAAAATAAGGATAGAGGAGGACCTAGGGGCTGCCACCCCATAGATCCAAGTGAAAAAAATATTGGCGGTACTAGTATACCACGTGGAAGGAGCATTTAATCCATGAAAAGGTTGGAAAAGCGTAGTTTAAGAATTAGAATTAACGATCTTTTGGATCATTGCAAAAACTGTGAGTTAGTTCGTGGTAAAAGCCAAAGGACAAGAGATCGGATATGCCAGGTTGAATGTGGTCTTGAGGCTGAAATCAGAAATCTTGGGACTAGGTTAACTAAAAATAAAATACCTGACGCTCTAAACAAGAAAACATATATTGAGCTACTAAACAATGGTTACACAAACAAAAGAATTGCCAAATTATACGGGTTAGACATGCAGGAATTTTATAAAAATCGTGCTTCATGGGGGATCCAATTGCGCCGTCAACGCCCGTCTAGGCGCCATGAACTAACAAAAGACAAGCTTCTCGAATATAGAAAGCAAGGATTATCGTACAGGGCTATAGCGGTTAGATATCGCATGAGTGAGAGCACCCTCATACGAATGCGGAGGGAATGGGGCTTGCAGGTCGGCTGATGAAGTTCGGGGTCGAGAAGATGGTCGATATGTACGGACGGGAATATGATCAATTGGCATTTCAGGAGGATGACAGGGATGCGGAAGATGAAGACGGTGACAAGGACACAGCTGCTGGTAGTTGCGCTGGACGACAATGCGCCGATGGAAATGCGGTATCAGGCGGCTAGGGAGCTGCAATATAGGCGATTGGAGGGAAAGTAAATGGGAGATTTAGCGGAAATGCGTTTGAGCGGAATATTGTGTGAGTACTGCGGGTGTTTTATCGATGGTGAGGAACCAGGGCATCCGAGATATTGCGATGAGTATTGTGAGGGGGAATCGGAATGATCAACGTATGGTGGCTGTTGCCCGCATCCATATTGGCGGGGAGCTTCGGGGCCATGATGATGGCCGTCTTTATTGTTGGAGCAGGACGATTGTAAGGAGGGATGGAATGACGCTGTTGAGATATTTACTGTACATCATTCCAATGGAATACCATCTTAGAAAGCAATTCACTATCGACAGTAAACACAAAACAGTTTTGAGGTATCACTATGAAATGGCTCAACATTATTACAAAAAGATATATAAAAAGGATTTTGAACGTGTAAGGGAGGAATCAGAGTGAGTATTGACGCCGACAGAAGAGTGTACATGCACTTATACGAATGCACGAAATGTTCATGCGTTTTCGCGGTGATCGATGATGACGAGATGGATCAGGACGCCATCGTGTGCCCGCACTGTCAGTATGAGGAGCATCTAAAGGACAAGTCGTATGGGGTTTTTGTAGCGACGGTGTAGACGCGTTGGTCCTTAAAATTATAATAGCAAAGGAAAATCCTCAACTTGGAGAGAGGAGGCTTTCCTTTGCTAACAATTGCATGCGATATGCAATTCTAATCTTCAACAAGGCGGACTTTTCATCAGATACAGAGGGTAGACCCGATCCAACTCAAACTCGTGAAAGGTGAGTGCCTTGTTAACAGATGGATTACATAAGCGCTGCTACGAAAATAGCAATTTAATAAAAGGCGGGTTGAAGCAGGTTGCTGTGAAAGGAAAAACAACAATAGCTGCTTCAGCCCCAAGAAAGTTAGGAAGTTGTTTAATACTACTATCACAATAATTGTAGCAGAAGGGGTTGTAAAAAGGTAGCAATAGACTAGCAATTGTGTATAGTTAGAAAATTCTGTGTAATAGTAGATGCATAAAGCGTAGTGGGAGGTAAAGAAATGCCAGATAGATTGAAGACTATAAAGAATATGGTTGAAGCTATGGATGGGGATTTAACAGCACAAATATTTGGATGCGAAATGAACGCAAAGGCTATTGTTGATGATTTTAAATGGCTTATTGGACAGCTGAAAAGTCGAGGAGTTAAAGGGCGAAATTCAAGTTATCTTAGATTCTCCTTTAACTGATTTTGTTGAATTGCACGAAGCGATTCAAGATAGATTAAACATTTTCTGATTCACAGTTCGTAAAAATTTAGTCGTAAGGGAAAACAGCGAAGATACATCATTCTTCTTCGCTTTTCCTAAAATCTACATTGCTCAATTTATTTGATATCTCTTTGAGTAAAGCGTTTCGTTCCTTCTGGGCATTAATTAAGCTAGTTGCAAACCAAATAATAAACCCAAGAAAGGCTAGGTAAATTAATAGCGGAATAAAAGAAATTAGAGTAGTAACTATTGTATGTACCTCCTTTTTTAATTATTAAAAACTATAACATAAAGTGGAAAATTAAGCAGGTTGTTTAATAAACAAGATATGGATGGACAGCAATATAAACAAAAAACGTTTTTTGAAAGATAATACACAGTTCGTTCATAAGACGAAGGAGTGAAAAGATGCGTAGAAAAACTGTATTCGATAGGGAATATGCGGTTTATAAGAATGATCAAATAATTGCCATGGGCACTGCTTATGAGTGTGCGGAAAAGTTAGGTGTTCAACCTCATTATATTTATTGGATGACCACGCCGACCGGGAAAAGAAGATTAGCCAGTAGGAAGAACCAAGACAAGGCACAGACGGCCATTGTTATTGATTAATCTGATAAACGTGTAGGAGTGCTTCCGACGATGAAGCGAAACTGAAAGGGGATAAAAGAATGAATGGACAGGAGCGAGAATATTTTTTGTTAGCGATTGATAAGACGGCCTACTCTAATTTTCTTGTTTGGTGGGGGCCAAATGACTCCGGATATACAACGAATATCGAACAAGCTGGGATCTACACCGAAGAAAGGATTAACAGCGACCGTTCATATTATGACAATGACGAGTGCGTTCCAGTACCGCTTGAAGATATAAAGCTATTAAATACAGTTCATGCTGCAACGTACAGCTTGCATAACATCAATCAATTAAATGTTTTGGACAAGCTTCGGAAATATAAACAAAAATAGCCAGGATCTCTCCCAGCTAATCTTTTCTGCAAATTTGATTATAGCATATGGAGAGGGGTCCGACTATGAGGTCGCTAGATATAGAGGTAAATGATAGAAATAGGTTAGAATTTGATATAATGGATATACCATCCAGTTGCGTGATTGTGATCTGTGATGGAAAGGCGAAATTGAGAGAGCTTCCTCCATTCGGTGAATATAGGATTTTGACACATCAGGGGAAGGTGAAGCGCATGAGAAGGGAAGAAGGGGAAGAGTTTTGAACGAAAATGAGTTAATGTGCGTAATTTATTTTATAAATAAGGAAAACCTTACTTTAGCCATTTCATTGTTTTCATTAATGATTTCCTTTTTAGTTTATAGAAACAATAAAAAAATGAAACAATTAAATATTCAACCAGAATTTATTTTAAGGAGCATATTTAACAATATCCACGCATCAAAGAAAGTGAGCTTTAGTTTATTAAATAAAGGATCCATTAGAATAACTGATTTGTCCGCAAAATGGATTAGCAATGTTCAAACCATACCATGCGATATTTATATTACAAACTATGAGAGGACAAGAAGAAAAGAGACGGTTGAACGAGGGATAAGCCCAGTGGTTGAGGTAAGGAATATAAGTGGAGGACAGGAGACGGGATACATTGTAGTGAAGTATCGGGATGTTTTGGGGAATAAGAAAAAGGTGTATTCACCAATAATTAAAATAAATAATGCTAAACTAACGAATGAAATGGATGTCATTAATCAATTTCTATCAGTGAAACAATATCATAAGTTAAAATAGTTCTACCAGCCAACTGGAGGACACTGAATGACGCACAAGCGTTGTTTGGTGTCCTTTTTCTTTTGTTGCATGAGGGAAAGCGCTCTCTGTAACTTATTTACCCAAAATCAATAGTTTTGGCAACGAGGAGGGGATCAAGGTGAGCCAAACGTTTAAGGACCAGCTTCAACAGTGGAAAAAAGAGAACATGAAGCCCGCTCCTAAAAAGAAGAAGCGCAGGAAGCCACAGAAACGCCGCAGTGAGCGTTTGTCCACTCGTGATATAGAAAGCCTAATGGGGATGCACAGACCCACGTACGCAAGGGGCAGAGGTGGGGCATATCGCCAAAAGTAAATATATAAGGGAGGCGGTAAGTTTGGATTGGGCAGACAGGTTAATTCGTGAGTATTCAGACGGTCGGAAAGAATTAAAAAGACAAGCGGATCAGCTTGATCGCGACAATCCGAATAATGCGGATGATCTTACGCTGATCAATGGGATGATTGAGAATATGAATTTCTCGCTGGAATGGCTAGAGACAGGAAGACAACCAGGGCTGCGGCGCGGTGTAGATAAAAGCCGAATTTATCAGCGGCAGTATTTTGAAAGCATGGACTTGATACCGGATATTACCGATCAGATAGATGACATAAACGAAAAGGAACTGTATATGACGAGAGAGGAAAAGATTATACTCGCGGATATATTCGCATCATTTTCCCATCGCGAAAGGCAATGCTACATCCTTCATGTAGGTCAACGAATGAGCATGGGGAAGATCGCTGATGAGATCGGTGTGAGTAAAGGGACTGTCCAAGGATACATTAAAAGAGCGGAGAAAAAGATCAAAGAAAGAATATCATGACTTACGCTTGGCTTACGAAGCCTGTATGGGTGAGGGGGAAATTATAGAGGGGGTGCGGCAAAGACTCTAATTAATTCGCCTTAATTATTCAAATATGTTTCATATTATGATAAAATAAAATTACCAAACAAGTAATTCATAAGTTGAAGGCACCCTCTTCGAAGCGCACGTATGACTAGTCACCATACAATAAGTCGCGTCCTTACTTTTAAAAACCAATCATTGGTTTATTCAGGTGGTTCATTCAACCTATAAGGTACAGAAGGGGGTATGTGTCGTCAAAGGAAAAGAGGGAGTGCACTGGAATGCATCTCCCTCTTTTTCGTTCTGTGACTATGTCCAATTGATCAGGCAATACAAACATCTCAATAATGACACACTCTAAGCTTGTATGGGTTTAGGTAGGCAACAAGAATAGTCAGTTCTTGCCTTAGATATTATAAATATTGAAATTGTATGTATATATACCAGTCGCCGGATCATAATATAGAACGTACAGTGTCAGTCCTTAACTGAGGCTAAGGACACCAAACATTACTGTAATAATGATGGAAACTACCATTAATATTACGGTAACTTTTTCATAAGTTGTCATTAGGCACCCCCTTCACCATACGGGTGCCTATGTCATGCTATTCATTATATATGTTTTATAATTTTTTTAACAATGAACTGGTAATTTAATAGAATAAGATTCATATAAAACGGATGAGAATAACTTATGACGAGGTGTTTTTTGTTTGATAAGTTCTTTATCCATGGGAAAAAAGTAGCAGGTAAATACCTCCTTTTGTCGAATTGGTTCGATGAGAGGTGGTGATTAAATGGGGCTAGAAAGTAAAAATATTTACAACATGCAGTTATTAAAAGAGCTTATGGAAGAAACTCGTAGCTTTGTAAAGGCATCTTACAACGTATTGGTTGATGGTGTTTACGAAGGAGACGTAAGCTTTCAACTTTCACTTGGATTTTTACAAATAGCGAATCAAAGCTACTTAACAGCTAAAAATTTATGTTTTGAGCAGGGTTTGGAAACTTTTGAGATACAACTGTTTTTCGAATCGTTCAATAATTATAGATTTGAATTAAAGGAATATGTTGTAAAAAGGGATGACAACCCATCTTGGTTAAGTTCAAGGTATGACCAATTTATTGAAGGGTCTAGTCGTGCGATAACGTTTATTAGTGACTATGCTCAGGATTATAAATCGAAATAGTTAGGAAACAGCACCCATCGCGGTGCTTTTTCTTTTGCCAAAAATCGAAACAAGCAAATAGCGGTAGGAGGCGGTGTTATGTAGATGCCTAATTGGGATGAAATTAGAAATGAGTGGGAAACAACCAAGATCACGTTCAGGGCATTGGCTGAAAAACATGGGGTTAAAGACAGCACGATTCGCAGCAGGAAAAACCGTGAGAACTGGCAACGCAACGACGCAGCGCAACGTGCAACAAAAAAGAACAGCGTTGCAACGGAGAAAGACAAAGGTGTTGCATCTAATAAAGGCGACACTTCATATAAGGGACAGAAAAGGCGCAGCGGAAACCCGAATCCATCACACAGATTTCCGAATCACAACAGCTTTCAACTAAAACACGGTTTATACAGCAAGTTTTTGCATAAGGAGCAAGTTGAAATCATTAAGGCGATGGAAGGCTCTAGTTTCATTGATCAGCTTTGGATGCAGATAGAAATAAAGTTTTCCGCAATAGTTCGCATGCAAAGAATCATGGGTGTCGATGATGAGTGGGACCATCTTAAAGAAAAATCGGGACATAGTAGCGGAGTGGAAGGTGACAGTACAACATACAAAGTTATTTATGCACATGAACGCTTCGAGTCATACATTAGGGCTCAAACTCGGGCGATGGCTGAATATCGAAATTTAGTGAGGCAATATATCGAACTGGTAGATGAGTTTGACGAGCGTAGATTGAATCTCGAATTGATGCAGGCCCGAGTTGACAAGACAAAAGCCGAAATCGAGAACATATCTAGCAACACCAAAAATGACGGCGCGGATGATTGGGTTGCTGCAATAAAAGAAGCTGCTGAAAGGCGCAAGGTGAATCGCGATGAGTAACAAGCCACATAGCGTGCTCGTTGATCTTATCGACGTGTATTGGGATGATCCTGTTGCCTTCGCGGCAGACATCCTTCAATTCTACCCGGACACTTGGCAGCGAAATGTCCTCAATGACTTGGCAACTGATCCATTCGTTTCTGTCCGATCAGGGCAAGGGGTTGGGAAAACGGGGCTGGAGGCTGTGGCGGTTATTTGGTACTTATGCTGCCGACCAAACCCGAAGGTGATATGCACAGCCCCGACTCGACAACAACTCAATGACGTTCTATGGGCAGAGATTGCCAAGTGGCTTGAATCGTCGATGGTTAAGAACTTCCTTAAATGGACTAAAACAAAGGTGTACATGGTAGGGAATGAAGAACGCTGGTTCGCTACGGCCAGAACGGCAACGAAACCTGAGAACATGCAGGGGTTTCATGAGGATTATATGTTATTTGTTGTCGATGAAGCTTCTGGTGTCGCTGATGATATCATGGAGGCTATTCTTGGTACATTGTCAGGACATGAAAACAAATTGCTGATGTGTGGGAACCCGACTCGAACAAGTGGGGTTTTTTATGATTCCCATCATCGTGATCGAGCAGACTACAAAACTCATAAGGTTTCCAGTTACGACTCGTCGAGGGCGAGCAAAGAAAACATTGAGCGCCTAATCCGAAAGTATGGAGAGGGCAGTGATGTTGTTCGTGTTCGTGTTTATGGCGAGTTTCCGAAAGCAGAACCAGATGCATTTATCGCTTTAGAATTGGCGGAGACGGCAACAGAAACAAAAGTAGTACCGTTAGGAAACACTCTACATCTTGGTGTTGACGTTGCGCGTTATGGTGATGATGCTACTGTAATTGCACCAAGAATCGGTGGGAGATTGTTTGATTTGCAAGACTACACCAAACAAGGAACAACAGAAACCACAGGGCACATCATCCGAACAGCACGTGATTATCATGAGCGGTATCCATTTATTAATGATGTTGTTATTAAAGTGGATGATGATGGTGTCGGTGGTGGCGTTACGGACCAACTAGAAGAAATAATCCAAACGGAAAGATTTCCTTTTTCTATCCGCGTTGTTCCAATTGGGAATGGCAGAAAAGCCGAGGACACTGAACATTATGAGAATCGAGGTACGGAAATATGGGCATCGGTTCGTGATTGGCTAACGGAAAATTTAAGCCTTTATCTTCAAGGATCAGAAGGGACCGTTCAGTTTCCAGATGATGACGAGCTAATATCACAACTAACTTCGAGAAAATACAGAATAACAAGTAAGGGACGAATCATGTTGGAGCGTAAAGAAGATATGAAGAAACGCGGCCTTGATTCCCCAGACAGAGCAGATGCAGTTGCACTTGCATTTGCAACGGAGGAGGAAATGATGTGGTCCAGCGAACGCTTTGCTAACTGGTAGAAAGAAGGTGAAATACATGACGATCTCATACATCAAGAAGCCGTTCCCTCCGCCGCCTTATGACGCGGAAGTAGCAGAAATGTTCTACTATCGAAAGTTGTATGATGGTGATCATGAAGAAATATTTCCGAGAGCCCGAACGATTGGCCAAGTAAAGAGATACAGCTTGAAGCGAATGGGTATAAACAGATGGCGCCGCATTGAGCAACTTGAATCTTCAAATCAGGAGTACATCGTAGTCAACTTTTCAAGCCTAATAGCGGAGTTGCCGTCCGATCTCATTAACCGCTCCCTTGGTAATATATCAGCCGATATTGAGGAAGGGCCCGAACTTGAATTTGTTGAATCTGTTGTCGATGCATCTAAGCCAACCGAAAAGATATGGGCGGCCGTCACACAGCACCAGGTTGATGGACGTGTTGCGTACCGCATCCGACGTAATGATCGCGGGAAAGTATGGTTCGAGTGGATTGCTGGTTGCCAATACTTTCCGCACGACGATGATGACGGGGCGGATATCGCCTGGATTGAGGAGTGGGGCGATGAAGAGAGTAAGAAAGAGAAGTACTTACGAATTGAGCGCCAACGCTTAACGGAGACAGGATTATCTGTTCAGCAACTTGTCTTTGAAATGGAAGGGAAGACAGTAAACAATGAAATGGACATCAAGGCATATGCGCAGCGATATGAGCTATTCATTCCCGAGAATGTTGAGCTGGAGGGCGTTACCGAATTGCTATGCGGTTATGTGCCGAATGATGAGACGTTGCCTAACCCGCGCGGGCGCTCCGCCCTGCGGAATGTTGATGGGATACAAGAGGAGATCAATTGGACGATTACCAGGGATGCTGTTATTTTCGACAAACACGGTAAGCCGAAGCTGGCAATCCCTCGAAAATTGTGGGACACCGTTGCACAAAAAAATAACATGCATTATGGACAACACTTTGTTCGCAATGCTGACCTGGAAGTCGTCAGCTATGACGAAAACAACGGAGCGGTTCCCCAATATATTACTTGGGATGCTAAATTAGAAGAGTCGTACAAACACGTATCAAGGCTGATCGAATATATGATGGCCGTATCTAAAACATCTCCTGAAGCTGCGGGAATCAAGGATGGAAGGGGCAATACGGGGATAGCGCTTCTGTATCTCTGGATCACATCGGTTATCAAAGCTGAAGCGATTCAGGCCAAATTTGATACTGCCATGAAAGATGCGATTCGCAAGTGCGTCATTTTAGAAAATGCGATGAGTGGCGCTGATATGGAAGTGATGGCGCCTGTTATTGAGTGGGGAGATATGATGCCTAAAGCGGACAGTGAACGTGACACCGAGGAATCGAACAAGTATAGTCAGGGCGTTCAATCGCTTGAAACAACAGTCCGCCGCATTCATCCCGATTGGTCCGAGGAAGCTATTCAGGCGGAGATCAGGAAAATTGAAGACGAAAATATGATCGATTCAATGGATCCGACACTCATTCAACCTCCTAAGGCTAGGGTAGGTGAATAAGAATGGACAAAAGAGAACAGCTAATTGAAGTGTACGAGGAATCTGGTTATCGTATCTTAGAGCTGATTCGACGTCTTGAGGATGGTCCAACTAAACGAAATAAAGAGCGCATACTTCGAGAAGTTCAAGCTATCATTAGTGCTTTATCTAGTGAAGCGTCTGAAATGGCCGCGGAAATCATATCCGAATCTTATAAAGAAGGCAGCAGAGAACTCGTTGATAAATTAAAGGAAGAGGGAATCGACCGCGTAAACGAGTCAATCCAATCGCTAATTCATCAAGAAGCGGTTCAAGAGATTGTGGACGAATGTTTCTATAGCATATTGGCAGCTTCGGATTATATGTCTGCTGATGCCAAGAAGCGGATCGAAGATGTTGTAAGGACAGCGAATCAAAGGAGCTTGATCGAAGGCGTTAGCCGTAGACGAGCAACCAAGGACGCGGTGGCAGAGCTATCTCAGCAACAGATTACGGGCATGATCGCAAAGAATGGTGCTCGAATACCCGCTGATAAGTACATGTCGGCAGTGATTCACTATAACCAGCGTAAAGCTCACGTAGATGGATCGATCAACCAAATGCAACAGAACGGAATTGATCTGGTTTATGTTAATCGAGTGGGAATTACGTGTGATTTGTGCGCCATGTATCAAGGCAGGGTATACAGCATCAGCGGAGAAGATAGCCGCTTCCCTAAATTGGAGCTTAAGCCGCCTTATCATGCCCATTGCGTTCATTCGGCTTCCGCTTGGATTGAGAGCTATCAAGGTGAGGAAGAGATAAAGAAGATGATCGAACTTTCTAATGATCCGTTTAAAGATACAAGAACATCCGAACAGATCCGTCGGTACAATGAATTGCAACGTTCGAAGTCACGAACAAACGTGACGAGGAAACAGTGGATTCGATATAAGGCAAGGATGCCTGATCTTCCCGATCTAAGGACGTTCGCAAGTCATAAGGCTAGGAATACGCAGCTGTATAAAGATTGGATGGAGGATTTTAGAATCATTGGTTTAGAAATCAAAGAGCGTAAGGCCAGTAACTAAGCAGTATGTGACTATTAATCAAGGAGACTGCCATGGATATTAGCACAGGAAGATGTCCTAATCGTAAAGTTTAAGGCTTGGCAACGATTTATCGATAGATATTCAAAAAGGATTTTCTAAGCGCTCATATTGGAGTGCTTTTTTAATGCGAAAAACAAGGGGGAAAACCATGAAGCTTATGAAAAAGATTTGGTCTAAGTTTTTATCTCTGTTTACAAGTAGAAAGAAACGTCCTTACGTAAGTCAGATGCCAATGAATCTACAGTTCTTTGGTGGAGATGGCGGGGGTTCAGGCGACAATCCAGGGGGCGATGGGGGAGGTGATGGTGGCCAGGGCGGAGACACTTACTTTGCGACCTTTAAAACGGAATCTGAATTTAATGACAAACTCTCCGCTGCCGAAAAGGAGGGTCAATTAATTTTGGCTAAGTCCCTAGGCTTTGAATCGGTGGAAGATATGCAGGTTGCTTTGAAAGAGCAAAATGCCCAACAGAAGAAACCACAACAACAAAAGAAGGATGACGATAATTCTGTCGACGTCGAGCAACTAGTCGAGGAAAAGCTAAAGGACCGTATGAAAGAGCAAGAAGAGCGCACGTTTAAGCGGCTACTTACGGCTGAAGTAAAGATTCAGGCTAATGAGCTAGGTTTTGCTGATTGGGAGGATGCACTTGCATTAGCTGACCTTAAAGAAGTCAAAGAGGACGACAAAGGCAATTTGTTAGGTGTCAAGGAAGCGTTGGAAACATTGGCCAAAAATAAACCACACTTGATTAAAACCAAGACGGGAAATGGATCATTCGGAGCAACGGTCCCTAATGCGCGGAAACAACAACCGACATCAAAAGAAGAAATTATTAAACTTGCCCAAAACAGAGGGTTTGGCGCCGATAATCAAGCGGCTCATGACCCTTGGGCCAAAAACTAAGGAGGTAATCTATTATGCGTTTACAACCACAAACTCGCATTGAGGTACACGGTGAATACGAAATTCTTGCATCGTTCGAAGTGATCCGCGAAGTAACAAACGGGATTACGATTGATTCGACCAAGGTTTCCGCAGATGGGAGCGGTGACAAGATCATTAAAAAGGGAATGCCAATGTCCAAATTGGCGAATGGAAAGTTCGTGCCGTACAATCCCGATGGTGAAGACGGCAGCGAAAACCCGTCTGTCATTTTGAAGCGTACGGTTAACGTCAAATATGGCGATCATGTTGTCGGTGGCTATGAAGTGGCCAAAGTCATCAAAGAGCGAATTCCAGTTACTGTCGACGATGCTTTGCGCCAGAAGATGCCTCATATTGTCTTTGCTTAATTAACTTTGAGAGGAATGATACGAAGTGGGAATTAAATTAAACCTACAATTTTTTGCAGATGACCCTATTGAAATGACGTTTGAAGAAGCGTTATCAGGAGAGGATCTACTGATTTATTCTCGAAACCTTGCTACACCAAATGATTACTTGCACACTCTTTTGTTTCCTCCGAAGGAAACATCTGAATTAACTGTTGATGTGATCAAGAATGAGTCGCCGCGATTGCCTGTAATGGCACAAATCGCAGAGTTGGGAACAGAAGTTGAATATGGTTCCCGCGAAGGTTTGACGGGATCACGTATTGAGATTCCAAAGATTCAGCGTGGTCGCTATATGGATGAGAAATTGGTTCGTATAGCTCTCCAGGCATCTCAAAGCTATGGGTTGCGTAGCGAGGAGCGTAATCAATTACGCAATGAGCAATTAAACGATGCTCAGTATGCGGTTGACGCCATCCGAGCGCGCCGCGAGTGGATTGCGATGACTATCCTATGGAGTGGGAAGATACAGTATCAAGAAGGAGATGTTCACGTTGATGTGAACTGGGGATACACACCGGAACAAACACCTGTATTGTCCGGTACAGATAAGTGGAGCGATATTCAAAGCTCGAACCCAATCGAAGATATCCAAACATGGATGGACGCATTGGCGGATAAAGGGATTGTGTTGTCGCGCGCGCTCACTTCTCGACGCATTATCTCCTACTTGTTACAGAATTTGAATATTCGCCGCCAATTCTTTGGGGATCCTAGCGGAACCGCGCAACCACCGCAATTGAATCTTGCGCAGCTAAATGCTGTGTTTGATTCTCTTGACTTGCCGCAAATTGCTCGTTATGACACACAAGCTCGCACAGAAGATCGTGCATTGAAGAATGGAAAACTTAACTTTACGACGGTGCGCATGGTGCCGCAAGATAAGTTTATCTTGATGCCAGAAGGTCCACTTGGGAACTATTTATGGGCTAAGACGACGGAAGAAATGATGTCGGAGATCGAGCCTGTTCAACACGGTGACATGGGTATTTATGTGTTCCGTGACGTGACGAAGAATCCAATTCGTTTGCGAACAGCTGGTATGGCATTGTCCTTCCCAGCTTTTGCGTGGGCTGATTCTGTCGTATCTGCAACAGTAATCTAAAGGAGTATCCAAAAGGGTACTCTTTTTTTATGAAAGGGTGATGAAAGTGGATGTAAAAGCTACTGGAGTCATAAAACACGGTGGCAAGTGGTTTCAATCAGGGGATGCGATCAAAAAGATCAAAAAAGAGGATGGCGAACGCCTTATTTTCCTTGGTGTCGCTAAAGAGCTAATCGTTGAGGCTCCTCAACCAGAAAAGGAAGTCGAAGAACCTGTCGAAGAGAAAGAAGAAAAGAAAAAAGGAAAGTAGGTGATTAACATGCCTACAACGATTGATGTATCTTCCGTTGATCAGTGGGTTAACGAGAACGTACTAGAAAAGGATGCATGGACGGATGCAGATCGGCCTGACATCGCAGTGAAGCAAGCGACTCGAAACCTACAGAGATGGTATCCAGAAACGGAACTATCAATCGAGGTTGTTGCTTATCAAGCAATTTGGGAGCTCCAGGGGATTGATCCCGCACTCAAATATCAAAAGCACAACGTAAAGACGGTAACTGATAATGGTGAATCCATTAGCTACAAAGACGGGGAACGTCCTGTTGTTGCGCCGTTTGTTAGGGAGTTACTTGGTCCGACTGCTGATGAGATAGCCCAACAGGAAGCGGAGGATGCTGCTCAGCGTCAGTATGGTGGTGTGTTGTTATGAGCTTATTTGGATATCCTGCGGCAGTGGTTCATTTCCACTCTCAAAAAGATGATTGGGGAAGGCCGCTGCCTCCTGTTGAAGTCATTAAGTCTGCCAAGGTGGTAGAAGAACAGAAGGTTATCAAGAACAACAAGGGCGAGGAAGTACAGGTCGCCTATGAGGTCCATATTGAGGGGGTAAACCCCATTGGATTCGATGACTACTTCATGTACACCAATGCATTAGGCCAAGAAATCCGCATCGGCATCTCTCATTACGAGATTAGGAAGCATCTTGGTACCGATAAAGTGAAGAAGGTGATTATCTATGGCTAAGGATGGCATAAGTTTCTCGTTAGAAGGAATTGAAATGATGGTCCAAAACTTAGATAAAGTTTCAAAGAAGGTTGATCAAAGGCTCGATGACACGCTCACCAAGTTGGCTCATCAGGTTATCACAGATGCCAAGGCATTAGTCGGAGTGGACAGTGGTGATCTAGAAGGTTCGCTGGTTGTCGGTGAAGTGAAAAAAGAAATCAGAAGGATCTACATTGATTTTGGTAACAGTCCTGAAACGGATGACTATGCTGCTGTTCAACATGAAGGATTCCGTAAAACAAAGTCAGGAAAAGTTATTCATATGTCACCTGGTCCGATTACAGCGAGCAAGCCCAATCATAAAGGATTCACACCTGGCAAGAAGTATCTGGAAAACGCTTTGAAGATTAATGAGGAGTTAATCAAGAAGGAATTAAGCAAGGTGCTTAAGTAATGAGGGCGCAGGAGCTAATCGATTATCTCATCGATCTTGGTTTCAGCGTATTTCCTGATCCAAACTTTATTCCGAGTGAAATAAAGGACGATCTGCTTCCAGCTCTCTTTGTCTTTGGTACAGGCGGTTTCAGTCCTGACGATGATTTACCAATAGATAATCCGACATTCCAAATCATTGTCAAAGGAAAGAGCTACAAGGCGGATCCCGCCCAAATGGATTTGACGGAGCAGTTGGCTAAGCAGCTGATTAGTCATTTCGACAAAAGGAACAACTTTGTGATAGGTAGTAGCTACGTGTACGCTTCGAGTCCTATGCAAAGTAATCCGATTCATATTGGATTGGATGAACAGGATCGACCGATCTATTCAACAAATTTTACATTTAAAGTGAGGGGGTAATTGAATCATGGGTGATACAGCAAAGGTATATCTTGGTCCTGCGAAAGTGTCGTTTGGAAAATCTGACCCAGCGGTATTTGATCTAACAAAAGGAGTAACGCTGACCTTTTCTCAGTCGACGCATCCTGTTACCGTTGACCAATATGGTGAGCAGCCGATTAAGGAAATAGTAACAGGTCAGGAGTTTGCGGTTGAGGTTGCAATTGCGGAGTCCGATTTCGCAAAGATTACAAAGGTGATCCCTGGGAGTATCTATGAGCCTGCTGACAAAAAGTTGTCGATTCGGAATGCAGTGGGAATCGATTTACTTAGTATAGCTGACCAATTAACGATTGAACCGAATGTGGAGGGTGCATTCGATACAATTACAGTCCTGAAGGCCGCTCCAAGGCCTAACGTGTCCAGGTCGTTCACGACGACGGGCGAACAAGTGTATACCGTTACATTCACGGCATACCCAGATGGAGACGGAGAGATCGCAGACTTCACGAATGTATGAAAAGAAGAACCCGTAGAGGCATACGCAGAAAATAGTACGGACTAAAATGACGGTTCTCTGGAACCGTCATTTTCATTTTATCGGAGGTTAATATGTCATTTTTCCGTAGAAATACAAACGATATAGTCATGATGGGCGGTAATAAAGTTGAAGTAAGAAGACTGACCGTTAAACAATGGCGTCAGATCTTTGGGGCATTAAATCAGTTGCCTGGCATTATCTTTTCAGCATTAACAACGGAAAACAAAAATGATTTAGGCGTTGTAATTGTGGCCGCTGTCGATATCTGCTTCGATGAGGTCGTCGACATCATTAGTATTGCCAGCGGATTGACCAAAGAAGATATCGAAGATTCAGCGGCACTTGATGAGATTGTGGAATACATCGAGAAATTAATAGAGAAAAACAATTTTGAAGCAACGTTAAAAAAGTTGCAGACCGCCGGGCGTCGTTTGTTCACGAAGACGACATCGGAAAAAGCCAAAGAAGAGATGAAGGCTTAACGGTTGATGATTGGCTGATTAAATGTGCGGTTGAGCTGAATGTCAGTCAAATCGTGCTTGAAGACGAGTACTACATGGTCGATCTGCCGATATTACTCGAAGAAAAGAGAAAGCATGACGCGAGTAAGACGCTAGAAGGAATTTCGATACAAAACCTAACTAATATGGAGCAAGAGCACAGGGAGAAGCTCCTCAGGGAACTGCGGAGGACGGCTGGGCTTGTTGAGGAATTACCTGATGGCCCTGATCTGGAGGGGTTGGAACGACTTAAAGCAATGATGGGTAAGTGAAGCAGAACCTTGTAACATCTACCTCTCTGTACTAAACTGGGACTAAATGACTGTGCGGAGGAGTGAAGTATGATTCAAAGGAACTTATTATTTTTTATTTCTGCTTTCCTGTCCGTTGCTATCCTGACTTCTTGTAATAAGAAAGAATTGGAGATTGTTCAGAAGGAAAATATCGAGTTGAAGGAAGAGGTAAACCGACTTGAAACAGAATTATCAGATTTAAAGAACTCAGGGGAAATAAGATTTAAGCAAGCTGTGTCGGAAAAAGACAAAGGAAACTATCAAGAAGCGATTCAAATATTGGACTCCGTTATTGAAGGTAATCCGGATACTCCGATACAAAAATCGTCTGAAGAAATGAAGAATCAAATTGCTGGTTTAATTGAAGAGCAAACAAAACAAAAAGAAGACGAATATAATGGTGTGATCGAGGCCGCAAGCAACCAGAAATCCTATGACGATTCAATAGAGGTTTTAAATTCATATTTAAAAAAGAATCCCGAGGAGTCATATAAAACTAAGGTTGACGAAAAAATCAAAGAATATAAGGGTCTAAAGAATAAGCCTCCATTGGAACTGTTAAAGTCCTGGGTTACATTCAACTCCATCGGTAACCCAGAGGCACGTATTAGATTGAAAAACATTACAAATAAGAGTGTTGATGCATTTGATGTTAAAATACTTACATTTGATAACTATAACCAACCAGTAAATCACTACCTGTACAAAGAAAATATATTTAGTGGCGTTAGTCAAGATATTATTAACCCGGGCATTACCACGGGAGATAATTATTATTGGACTCTACACGGTCATGATAATACAACTAAAATAAAAACGGTTTTGGTTCGGGTCCATTTTACCGATGATTCTGTTTGGGAAAACCCAAATTGGAGTCAAGAGGTAGAAAAACAAAGGTGGTCATTTTAATAAAGAAATATTCAAGCGCCTATTTAAGGGCGCTTTTTGTTTTGCCAAAAAGGTGGTGGAATAGTGGATATAGGCTCCATTAAAGGGCGGCTAGTCCTAGAGAGCGGGCAGTTTAAGAAAGAAATTGAAGCGGCTAAAAGAGATACGAACGAGCTTGGCAAAAGTAGCTTGGCAACCTCGGCTAACGTAAAAGCACTAGGAGCAGCCTATGCAGCTATGGGCGTTGCTATGGCGGCAATTATAGCGAAAACCGTACATACCTCGGCTCAATTCGAACAATCTATGGCCCGCGTAAAGGCGATCACGCGGGCTACGGCGGAAGAGTTCGAAGCATTGCGTCATTCAGCCGCTGAGATGGGGGCGTCAACGGTCTTTTCGGCATCCCAAGCAGCGGAGGCACAGTCTTATCTTGCGATGGCGGGCTTCAATGCGCAACAAATCATTTCCGCTTTGCCCGGTGTTCTTAACCTCGCAGCAGCGGGCCAAATGGAGCTAGCTAGGACGGCAGACATCGCTTCGAATATCTTAACGGGATTCCAGCTTGCTACGGAGGAAACTGGACGAGTCGTTGACGTAATGGCGGCAACAGTGACGACGGCTAATACCAACATTGAGCAGCTTGGATTTGCGATGAAATACGTTGGTCCTATCGCAACGCAAGTCGGGCTTTCAATCGAAGAAACGTCCGCGGCCATCGCAAAAATGTCCGATGCCGGAATCCAGGGCGAAATGGCCGGTACTCAATTACGTGCTATACTATTAAGCCTTATCGATCCAGCTACGGAAGCGGAAAAATTAATGGAGCAGCTTGGTATAAGCGCCACGGATTCGCAAGGTGAAATGTTCTCGCTAAGCGAGCTAATTAAGCAATTCGAAGTCGGACTTGGAGGATTGACGGAGGCTCAAAAGGCGCAAGTAGCGTCTACCTTAGTCGGCCGAGAAGCAGCGAGTGGATTCTTGACGCTAATATCCGCAGGAAGCGATACGTTGGCGTCTTACACGAATGAGTTACGTGATTCCGCAGGTGTGGCACAAGAATTAGCGGACGTGCAAAACGATACGCTGAACGGTGCAATAAAGGAACTTGAATCTGCACTGGAAGCTGTCGAGATTAAAGTCGGAGATAAGTTTGCTCCAGCTATTCGAATGGCCGCAGAGGAATTAACGAAGGCGGCGCTAGGTTTTGAGGGCATGAGTGGTCCTGCACAGAACGCAATATTGGCTTTTGGGACAATGACGGCAGCCGCAGGGATCTTGACAACGGGATTATATGCGTTAAGGGCGGCACTCGTCGCTATACAAGTGAGCTTCCCACCTTTATTAGTCGGCTCTTTAGTGGTCGGGGGATTGGCCGCAGCGTTTACTTACCTCAATTCAGAGGTGGATGATACAGTAACCGCAGTTGACGAATTGAATCAGCGTCTTAACGAAGCCCCTCACGAACGAACAGCCGACGATGTTCGTAAATTACAGGAAGAATATGCGGAGATCAATGCGTTGTTAGAACGTCGCAATGAGATCGAAGAGGAGCTTGCGGGAAAAGATACGCAGACCTACATCCAAAAGGCGTTGAGCACTCAAACCTCTTTAGTATCGAGCGAGCTTGCGGAATTGTCCAAAGAGTTAGAGGATTTGGACGAACAGCTACGTAATCTAGGCATTGATACGCCTGATCACGCAGCCGAAAAGCTGCGACAAATGGGCGAAGAAATAGACAAATCGCTCCCCGGACTAATCGAGATTGAGCAAGCCGAACTTAACGCTATGAGGGCGAAGATGGAGCACATTGATTACGTCGAGAATTTGCGAGATAGGTACGTTGAGTTATCGAAGCAAGAGAGCTTGAATGCCGCACAAAAGAGCGAGCTAAATTCCATAGTTGAAAGATTAGAGCAATCCTATCCGTCCCTATTCGCGATGATGGATGAAGAGGGTCGTCTGCATATTCAGAATATCGATTCGATTAATATGTTAATTGCGGCAGAAAGAAAGCTGACCGACGAACAGGCGGATTCAGTTAACACACGTATAAGTAATCTACGCAAAGAAACGGCAGCGATGGCGGCTGAAATCGAGGCACAGATCAGAAACCTTATGCAGTTGGCCACGGCATATCAAGCGTCGGGATTATCGACGTATGAGCGGCAGACAAAAGGAATGCAGGCGCGATTCGCCAACGTACAGATCAAGGCGAAAATGGAAGAGTTGAATAATCTTCGAGGTACTGTAGATACGGGTGCTATTGAAAAAGCATTGGGAAGTGTCACAACGAGCGGTGGCGGAGCAGGTGGCGGTGGCGGCGGGGGTGCTCGAGGATCTGGCGGAGGTAAATCATCGGGTCGTACAAGCAGCGCTCCGAAAGGGCCGTCAGCAGAAGATGTTGCTAGAGAGGCCTATCAATCTGAACTATCTCTAGCCAATGCTCGAATCCAGCTTCGCAAGGCTAAGGGTGAGGATGAAGAAAAAGTTACGCGAGATCACATCGATAGATTGAACGAAATATACAAGAAACACTATGGCTTCCTTGAGTCGAATGAAATGGAAAGGCTACAGCTGTATACTCAAACGGCGAATGTTGAGAATGAATTGCGTGAAGCTCAAAAGAAAAAGGAGCACGAAACTGTCCAATTCTCAATGAAATGGATCGAGGAAGAGAAGTATTATAAACGGCTCTCCCTCGAAGAAGAGTTAGCTGCTTGGATACGTGTTAGAGATTTAAGAGCTGAATCAGACGAAGAGAAGAAAAAGGCAGCTAGGGAAGTATTCCGTGTTGAGCAGGAAATTGCGAAAGAAAGAGAAGCTTTGGTTAAAAAACAATTCGATGACGAGATTAAGTTGATCGAAGAACGTAAATATTTCGATCAATTATCCTTGCGTGAAGAATATGAAGAGTGGAAAAAGATTCATGATCGATACCTTGAAGGCACGGAAGAACGTAAACGAGCAGCCCGCGAGCTTTATCGTGTTCAAAAGGAATTGAACCGTGAAGCAATTCGTGAGGTGAGCGACATTCTTCGAGAACAACAAGTAGCTCACATCGAACATCTTCAAAAGCGGCATGAACAAGCAATTAAGACGTTAGAAAGTAATCTGAAATCAATCGAAGAATCATATGACCGTCAGATTAAGGCGCAAGAAGAGAAGCTTCGTCTACTGGATGAGGAATACCAGAAGGAAGACCGACTTAAGCGTCTTCGCGAAATTGACGCGGACATCGAAGCAGTCAAAGCCGATCAACGCTTTGAATTTATCGATGAGCATGGCGAACGGATTCTAACGTATGACCGAGCGAAAGTATCTGAACTCGAAAAGAATCGTGACGATCTTAAAGAGCAGTACGAACGAGAGGATATAAAACAAGCAATTCGAAATGAGATCGACCGTCTGAGAAACGCTAAAGATGAGAAGGTCCAGATCATGCGGGATGAAATCGAAGCGACTAAGGAAGCCAATCGAGAGGAATTAGAAATCGCCAGACAGCGCTGGGATGACCTCGTTAAGGCTGCCGAAGAGGGCACGTTAAACTTCGATGAGCTTATGAATGGTGAGGACGGATGGTATTCCAAGGCGTTGAAGGAGTTGGAGAAATACGTTGATGGCGTTGGCGATCAGATGAAACGACTTCAAGCGCTTTATGACAGTATGCCCTCGCCAGATAGCGGTGGAGGAGGTGGAGGCGGGGGTTCAGGACGTACGGGGCCGATAGTGCCGTCAAGCTCAAAGAACGTAGGCAATAGCGGAACGTATCACTCGGATGGTTCGTTCACTCCCTCTAAATTCCACACTGGAGGGATTTTGGATGGCATGAGATTCCGTTCACCGTTTACACTCAATCCTAACGAGATCCAGGCGGTACTTCAACGAAGCGAAATGGTCTTTCAACCCGCGCAAATTAAATCATTGATGGAGTATGCTTCAAGCAGTCAATCACCGCAAGTGATTGAAAGTGGCGATACAATCCACATTGAAAACTTAACAGTAAAGGCCAATGATGCAGATGAGTTTAAGCGCAGCTTGGACGATTATAGACGTTCAATCAGATCATCCTAGGAGGTGGTTTTTTGCGTTGGATTACGCGAGATAAGAACGGTAATTTAGTTAAAGGAGAGGGTGATCCGATCGATTCGGACACTCTCTTTTTCGTTGATGAGAACGGAAGCAGGGCGATCGTCGACGGTAAGCTCTACGTTAATGGTAAGTTGGTCGATAGCGAAATAGATGTAAACGAATTTTTAACGAGGGAGGTGAGATAGTGGCAATTATATCGGAAGCAAGGCCAAACGTCCCGCCTGACTTGCTCACAGACGAAGAAGGCGCGGAAACCAGGAACGAGGCCTATTCGTTGAATGCTCCGCATTTGGCTTCGGAGCCGCTGACCATGAAGGCTCCCGATGGTACGACGTTCAGTTGGCGGCCGACGGAGCTGGCGTATCGTGATGAGAGTGGCTTGCTCGATTACATCGTAGGCTCCTCGCCATCTAATCTATCGACGCGTGGGAGAGAGGCGAGGTATCACCGCACATTCCCCGGCGCAGACGATGTGTTCATTGCGGAGGATATGCAGGTCAAACATTGGACGGTATTGCACGAACCACCACGAGAGCCCGCGGAATACTTAGGAGATGGCGTCGAGTTTGGCGTGAGCGGCATCGTTAATGGCGTGCCCCTTCCGCCCGGCAGTCAAGAAGAAATTAGGTCGGGACCGTTTTGCTTCCCTCGCCCTTACGTAAAGGACATGGCGGGCAATGAGGTATATGGGCGATACGAAGTAATTGATACGGACGAAGGTCAGCAGCTATTTATTTGGTTCGATGCGGAATTTCTTACTAACGCACTATATCCCGTTATGATTGACCCGACTATTGTCGTCAGCAGTACGATTCGAACGGATGAAAACCCCGGTGCTAGAAAGATTATTCAACTTGATAACGGCGATCTTATCGCTGCGATCAGGTATACAGACGATGGGTGGGGTAACTATTATATTAATCTTTATCGTTCAAGGAACAACGGCTTAACTTGGGGGCCTCATAAAGAATATATGAATAACCGAGTGACGAACAGTAGTTTTGCTTTAACTTCCCACGGTAATTCGTATTATTTAATGTATCCAGAACCTCGAAGTTTTGATGGTTATACTCGCATCCGACTACAAACCTCTCTTGGCAGTTATTACATTTCAGATAAGAGCGGTCTAGCTGAACTTGAAGGCGCTGGTGTATCTATTTGTTCAGACCATACTGGAACTCTATACGCGGTTTGGCCCGAAAGAGATAGGGGTTCTACCCCTACGCACAGTCTTGCTTATTCTCGATCAACAAACGGCGGAGTAAGCTGGTCCGAGCCTGAACAAATCATTTCGTACACGGGTTCGGGAGCAGGTTTTACAAATCCGTGTATTGTTGCGGGTCGATACGGACGTCCAGTTGTAGCAGTGGAAAACGGAAGCGCAAATCGAATTACTATTTTGCGGCTAGACGGCACATGGACGTCGGAGGATTTGCCAACGGCTGGATCCGTATCTCAACCGACTATGTTCGCTGACCGCAGTAATATTTACCTCGCAATTAAGAACGGAAGCAATATTGAATATTTTCGCTCAAGGAACGACGGGAGCACTTGGTCTACGAACAACATCGCGGTAAATAATGGCGTCAATAGCCATCCGTCAATCGTCGTCGATAATGACGGCGTTGTCCATTTGTTTTGGGGCCGTGGTGGGCGTACCTACCATAAAATATACGAAGGCTCGTCTTGGGGCGTAGAGTCTTTCGTTGATATCGGAGACAATCCTTCCGCTATGGTTTCGGACACAATTATCGGATGGACATGTTTATCGGGTAATTCCTATCGCTTCGATAAGATCATATTCAATACGCCGCCTACAGCACCGACGAGGTTAAGTCGTTCTGACTTTGACGCTGAACAGCCGGCTATATTTTCATGGCAGTTTAATGACCCCAATCCGGGCGATACACAGTCGGCATATATAATCGAATATCTCGAAAATGTTGAAGGTGCTTCGGCTGTCCGCTCAAGCAAAATTAGTAGCTCGTCAAGCCAACACTCATTCCCCGCCAATACGTTCGAAAACGGTAAGAACTATATGTGGCGAGTACGAACGTATGACTTGCGGGGTGAGGAGTCGCCTTGGTCCGATTGGGCTGCGTTTAAGTGCGCGACTATGCCTATCGCGGTTGTTACGGACCCGTTACCAAATGCAGGGCTTACGGGTGATACGTATGCGTTTCGAGGTAGTTACAGCCAAGCACAGGGCATCCGTCAGAAGTCTTTCCGATTTCTATTGTGGAACGATTCAGAGACGGAAGTGCTCCAAGATAGTGGGGAGATTATCGGAACTGCTAATACTCATACCTTTATCGACTTAGAGAACGAGCGCGATTATAAGATTCAGCTAGAGGTTAAGAGTCAAGATGATATGGTCGGAAGGTCGGAAATGGTCGATTTCAGGACTTCGTTTATCAAGCCGCGACCGCCATCGATTTTATTATCGCAGGATTCTGTATTTGCCACGACCACTATCCTTATCGAAAACCCCACGCCTGTTGGCGAAGAGCCTAATATCATTATTAATGAGATTTATCGCAAGCGTTACGGTGAATCCGATTGGGTGAAAGTTGGAGAAGCAATGACTATCTTTACAGATTATCAATGCCCTGCTGGTGCGATCCAGTACATGGCCGTAGCAAAGGGAGATAACGGAACAAGATCGGAAGATTCTGAC